TATGTGTTATATTTTTTTAATTTATAAAAAGTAAAAAAAATAAAAAGTAAAAAAATAAAAATAAAAATAAAAAAATATTTTATTTTATTTTGTTTGATTAAATGTCTATGAAAATGAATGTAGATGATATTCCTGAAAATAAATTTTCTAGAAAAAATCAAATCAATTATGATGATATTTTAAAAAATATGGGAATGAGAGAAGTTAAAGGAAAATTATATTGGGAAAAAAATGAGACAATATCTAGTGAAAATTATATTCCTTATGAACCAAACCAACGAAAACAAAGGCAAAGACAAAGGCAAACACAGCAACCGATTTCCGACAAACATTTGCAACCACCTACAACTTATGAAAATTCATACATTCATAATAAATATTTTAAAAATGAATTTAAAGAACAACCCGAAGTGCAACAACCTAGAAATTTGATTGAATATAGAAACATGCTAATTCGTCAAATAATTGAAAGAAAACGCATTGAACAACTAAAACCAAGGCAAATGTTTTTTAGATAATTTTTTAAAGTTGAACATTTATATAATTGAAATAATCTAATACATTTTTATTATTTTCAAAAGTGGAATTTTGTTGAATGTCATAATACCAAACCATTACTCCACCAACTGAACTCCAATTAACAATGTTTGGATTTCCATCATATTTAGTTGCTTCAACCAATCCCGCCATACAATTTGAACTGCTAACTGGACTAACATAAAGAGGAATATATCCTCCACCATTTGATTCATCTAAATTAGAACCTTTACCTACAACAATTTTAGAAGTATCCATATATTGGTAATTAGGGTTTATATCACCACCATATATTAACTGTAAAACAGATGCTTTAAAAGATGTATCATTTGTAAATATGCTACAGTAATCCAAATAATTTGCTCCTTGATTATAATATTGTATGTTGTAAAAATCTATATACATTCCATACATTTTTTCAATTCTAGAATATACATATCCATACAATGATAATGAACTGTCAGATGGACCGTTAAAATATGGTGATTGTGGAGCGTGTGATACAATTACAGGATATCCTAAACTATTACTACTTTTTTGTTTAATGTATTGTGATAATTGACCAAAATAAACTGCTAATTTATCGATATCATTATAAGTTGATGTTGTTGGAAAATGTTCTATATCTAAATCAATGCCATGATATCTATAAGATACACAATAATTGGTTAATTCTTCTGCTAGAACAGATGGATCAGAATATGTTGGAGAAGAAAAAATAGATTGTGCACCATTTTCTTTAAATGTATTAGCACCTCCAAAACTTAAAAGTAATTTCATATTTTTGCTATTCATTGAATTTATGATATTATCACGCTGAGAACTTGAAAATGACGCCCATGCACCAACGGTTCCTCCTGTGTATGTAACTGATGTTAAATTTCCCAAAAGTTCGGCAAATTCTAAACATATGTGTGTTATTCCTTTTTCGTGAGCATTATTCACGAATGAATTGAATTGGTCATAATCCATCCAATATCCAATATAAACTACTTTTTTTAGTCCTGAAGATTGTATATTTAAATTTTGTTCATTATTTTTCTCGGTTGTTTGAGCTGTCATAAATCCAATTACATAACCATTTCTATTTAAAATAAAATTAATATCACATTTATTTATGTTATCTATTAAAATATTAGAAGATGTATATCTTGCATAGGAATTATAATTTCCATCATTGCAATATGAATTGTACATACATTTTCCACTTTGATTTATTAAAAATAATTTTAGTTGAGTGACTGAATTTCCATTTATATAGACTGATTTATATTGATGAGTTTTATATGTAATATATTTTATGTAAGCATTATATGTGGTTTCATTTTGATTAAATATTGCTGATCTATATATATTTAAAAATTCAGTTGTTTTAGCGAGATTATTTATAAAAGTAAAAAACGGATTTGATGAAAAATCAAAAGGCATTTTATATATTTTATAAATATAAATATTTTTTAACGCATTTATATTTTTTTCCTACTTTTTTCTAAATTTTCCGTCATAAATTTATAAAAAAAATTATCATAAAGAATTGAAAAAAAAATAAAATAAAATTAAAATGAATTAAAGGTTATAATTTATAATTTTGTAATTATGGCAAATACTTATTTAAGTACAATTAATCCACATGAACGCGACACACTTATTAAATTTTATACTTATGGTCATAGGTATGAAATATTGTGTGATATGAAATCACGTTATACTTCAGTAACTACTTGGATACACACGCATTTTCCGAAATTTAATGCTGATGAAATTATTCAAAAAATGTTTAATGGAAAAAATTGGAATCCTCAAAATAAATATTGGGGTATGACTGCTGATGAAATTAAAAATTCTTGGAAAAAATCTGGTGAATCTAGTTGCACTCTTGGAACGAATTTACACGAAAAAATAGAACTGTTTATGAATATAAATATAGATATAAATAATCCTAATAATCCTGATAATCCTAATAATAGTTCAAATCATACATTATCTGATTTGGTAAGAAATAATATTGATAATTCTGATAATCCTGAATGGCAATATTTTCTTCATTTTGCGGAAGATTATCCTGATTTGAAACCATATAGAACAGAATGGATGATATTCGACGAAGAATTAAAGATAGCTGGTTCGATTGATATGGTATTTGAGAATTCTGATGGCACTTTATCTATATATGATTGGAAGAGATGTAAAGAAATTAATAGAGAAAACACTTGGAATAAATTTGCTAGTAATGAATTAATTTCGCATTTGCCTGATACAAATTATTGGCATTATTCTTTGCAATTAAATACCTATAAGGCAATATTGGAAAGAAAATATGGAAAAACAGTTAAAGAATTATATCTTGTAAAACTTCATCCGGAAGATCCAAATAATAGTTATGAATTAATTGAGGTTCCTATTTTGTCAGAAGAAATAGATAAATTATTTCAGCAAAGAATTGATATGCAAAAATAAATATATATATAAAATAAATATAAAAACATTTCTTAAAATTATATATACGTATAAGTATGATTTATTTTTCGTTTTTAATTGCAGTTGTTCTTTTTTATTTTAAAGAAGATATAAACGAATGCATTTCAGAATTTAATAAATTTATTACATTTATTCACAGCCATAATCCATTGTTGTTGTCTTATTGTGAATTGGATGAAATTGAACAAGACGAAGTTGAAGATGAAGATGAAGATGAAGACGAAGACGACGAAGACGACGAAGATGAAGATGAAAATGAAGAAAAAGAAAAAGAACAAAATAAAGAAAAAGAAGAATTATATGAAAATAAATATTTGCAGAAATTTAATAATTTTACGAATGATTATTTATTGGAGGAGAGTGATTTGATGTTGAAAAATAAACATTATCTTTTTTTGTCGCAACAATATGATGCAGATGTGAAAAAAAATGAGTATTATGTCAAACAGACTAATGATGAATTAAATAAATTGCTAGAAAAACAAGAAGAACATAAACAAACAATTTTAAAGAAATATGATGACGTGAAGTCAGCAATAATTATCAATATGGATGAAGATAAAATTGATGAAGACGATGATGATTTTCAAGATGATTATGATGCTTATGAAGAATTACTTTGTGATATTGAAAGAACAAGAACTCAACTTGAAAAATTGATGGATGAATTAAAAAAACAAAAAGATAAAACAGAAGATGAAAAAAATAAAGAAATTGAAGAAAAATCTTATCGTAATATGATTGAAAATAAATTAAATAATTTTATAAATTATTATATTATTGAATATACTCCTATTGGAAATGTGATTATGAATTTTAATAATTATAACAAATCATTTGAATATTATAGTGACCATACAATTCCTTATAGATATTTAGAAACAATAGGAAGAAAATATGTGATGACATATAGATGTAAAGATATTTTTATTGATATGACACAAGAAGTTGAAAAAGCGAATAAATTGAATGAAATTAAAAAGAATACAAATGAAACTAAAAAGAATGCGAATGAAACTAAAAAGAATGCGATAAGAATACCTTCTTTAAAAAATGTTGAGATGCCACCGAATAGGTCATTATCAAATCCGATTAATGATGTTGATATTGCTGTAAAAGATGCAAATCGTTATACATGGAAAGGAAAATTGATGGATTTTAAAATGATAAAAAGTGATAAACAACCGAGTAAATTTTCATTCAGAGAATTTAAAAAAATGATGAGAGTTCCAGAAAAAAGCACTTGATGGAATTAAAAATAAAATAAATTGTATTATATAAATAAATTGTATTATATAAATTAAAATTATCGTTTAATTTATATAATGGGTAAAAAAACAGATAAAAATTCAAAAACCAGAAAAATAAATCAAAATCAAAACAAAAACAAAAATAAAAAATGGTTGAAGAAAATGTTGAATAATTCAGACGATGTTGCATTGAAAGAAAATATTAAAATACTTATAGGAGGTTCACCAGAAATTGTTGAACCAACTAAATTAGATGAAGTAGTTTTTGGTGTAAAAGGCCCTGAAGATATGCGAGGACCTATTCAAAAAACATATGAAGATTTTAAAAAATTTTTAGAAAGCATTTCTTCTGTTGGTAAAGGAGTTGCTTTAAATAAATTGTCAAATATGGCTGGATATGAAGGCAAAACACCTGAGGAAATAGCTAATAAAATAAAAGCTGATGCTAAAAAAATAGAACAAGTCAATCATTATTTAACAACTGAAAATGGAAAAAAAGCTTTAAAACAAATTCAACAATTGACAAACACGGTAGCCGGAGTTATAAATAAATCTATTAAAAAAATACCAAAACAAGTTGATGAATCTATTCAAGAAATAGGAAAAGGCACTGTTGAAACTGCGGTAGGTCTTGTAACTGATGTTCCTCCGTTGAATGTAGTAGTTGGAACATCGAAGGCATTTGCGGGGACTGCAAAAGCAGTTGAGGCTATATCTGATGCAGTGACAAATGTTGCTGGTATAGTTAGTGATACTTCAAATCATATAAAAAAACCGATTGAACAAATTGGTGATGAAATAAATCAAGTTTCTAAAGAAATAGATGCAACACAAGCACCCGTTAAAAAAGAAGAAGAAATTGATGCAACACAAGAACTTGTCAAAGAAAAAATACCAAATATGCAAGATGGTGGTTTAAATATGAATAAATTTCTTCAATACGGAGGAAAACTTCAATATGGAGGAAAACTTCAACACGCAGGAAAAAAAATTAAAAAAAGAATTCATAGTACGAGACACGCTTTTAAAAATATAAGTAAAAATGTAACAAGAAAGAATAAATTATTTGTTTGATGACAACCAATCGTTGTAACCATTGCTTCTTAATAAATTAAAAGATGAACCTAAATGTCGTTTTGCAATATTGTACGCTTTAACTTCCGTTGGGTTTAATTGTCGCAAATAATTTATAATTTTGTTTTGTATTCTCAAGTCTAAATTTTTAAAATTGTTTGGCAGTTTGCAACCATTTACATATTTATCATTTTCATCGACATTTTTACCATTTGTACAGCCATTATCATTTGTACAGTCATTGCCATTTACACAGTCCATTATTTATAAAAATAATCTATAAATATATTTTTATTTCAATTTTTATATTTTTAATATTATTCAACTTATTCTTTTTCATCTTCTTAATCTACTTTTTCTTTCCTCCATGCTTCGTATTTAGTGCTTCATTAATACGCAATTTTTTCATTGGTTTTGTTTTTCTATCTGCTGGGTTTTCAACTACTTTTTCTTCAACTTGGTTTTTAGGTGTTTCGTCAAATGGTTTTTCACCTGTTACAACTTCGATTTGAGTTGGGTTTTCATCTGGATTAATACGTGTCATTTTAACTTGGTTTCCATCTGCTTTTTCATCTGTTACAACTTCGATTTGAGTTGGGTTTTCATCTGGATTAATACGTGTCATTTTAACTGTGTTTTCAACTGGTTTTTCATCTGGGTTTTCAACTGCTTTTTCATCTTCTTCCTTTTCTTCAACTGTTTTTCCATCTGCTTTTGTTATTTCAAAATTATAAAAATACATAAAAGGCAAATCATCTTTTTTAAAAAAATTAAATGAATCAAAAAAACCTCCTCCTCTTATTTTATGTGTTTTATTTTTTTTGAATTGATGTTTATTTTTTAATGTTTTTGGCATTATTATAATATATTATTATATTTTATCTCATATAAACTATTTGTGGTGAATTGTTACCATAATATGTGACTACATATAATAATTTATTTCTCGGAACTTTAATTTCTCCATTATTCAATATATTTGTTAATTGGTTTTCTATTTGATAGCCATTGGATAATAAAAAATTAGTTAAATTATAAATTTCATCATTTGTCATAAATTCGCAACATTTCGATCCAGCAATTACATATTTGCATTTATCATATGTGTAGCATGGTCCATTTTGTTGAAATGGTGATAATTTATTATATTCAATTCTCCTTATAAGTTTTCTTAATGGACCATTCGGAATTTCATTGACTGATAATATGCTTTTATAGCATTCATTAATTCTGTCATAGTAAGGGATGCAAGAAATTGTAAATGTGTTCATATTATAAAATGCAAGACATTAAAATTAGTAATATGTCTTTAAATTGTTTTTTAAATAATTAATTAAATAGCATTTTAAAAAAATTGAAAAAAATGAAAGGAAAAAATCAGTTATTAAAATTAAAATATGGCATCTGAAGTTCCAATATTTCGATTTAATTTTTCAGAAGAATTCAACAGGGAACTCGGCTATTTTTCTAAATTGCATAAACACGAAGACAGAACAGAATTCAAAGAAAATTGGGAAGAATGGGTTAATGACAACAATTCATTAATTAATGAAGAAAGAAAAAGATTAATTAATTTAGGTTATGATGGAAATATAGAAGATAAAATGTATAAAAGTGTCAGATACTATTTTAGGAAAAAAACAAACAATCGCGAACCAGTGCAAAGATGCCCCAGAGTTGTTGTAAGTAAAGAATTATTAAGAGAAATTGACAACCACATAAAAAATAACCATTTCAATGAAAATTATACTCCACAAATTGCTTACGAAGATTTTTGCAATTATCAATCAGATTTAATCAATATTGAAATGCAAAGATTAAAAATGGATGATGAAATTATGCACAACAAAATCAAAAAAACATACAAAAACAAATTTTATGTGATAATTAGACAAAAAAAAGACCAAGAAAACCAAGAAAAAAACAAAGACCAAGAAGACAATGAAAACCAAGAAACACAAGAAACACAAGAAGATGAAATTAATGATAAATAAAGAATAAATT